TCTGAGCCGCCAGACTGACCGCCAGCTCTAAGGATTATTCTTGGCGTGCCTTGTGGCGCATCGGTCAAGCCCATAATCGACGACCTTAAGCGCCCCGTACGCACCTTGGGAAAACTTGTCGCGTTCTTCTTTGCGTCACGCTCCATTCTTAAAGCGCTCTTAAGCAGGATGTTATTGAGATCCTTTATGAGTCGCCGCTGGGCCTTCTGTGCGCCCTTTATAAACTGATCAAAGGATAGTTGAGCCATTTCTGAACCCTCTTAAAATCTCTTTGACTTCGGGCGGCATCGTGCGCGCGCTGAGTGTGACGGTAGAATTACGCTGTGTGATTGACTGATTGCCTTGTGAGGTCTTCGCCCGCTGCAAATGGCTAGCATAGACACAGATCGCATGAACAAGGTCGTCAGGTGGGGAGGAGGTGGAGTAGCCCGCGGACACAACCGCTTTAATGTTGCGATACCCTCGATCAAATGAAGCTGTGCTATCAGTCTTTAAGATGATGCGAGAGTTTTCTTTGTCGAGAATGTATTGAGAGGATGTAATTTCAGTGTCCGCGGAGTACTCCAGATCCGGATCGCTGTGTAACGAGGAGACAGAAACAACAGGCTTGATCGGGATCTGTAGAACGGTAGGCATGGAAAACATAGGCCCATCTATATGCAAGCTATAAGTGGACTGATCCAAAGTTAAAGATGTGGCCCCATCGGCCAAGGTAAACCCAAGATAGCGAGCTATAGTGGATTCAACTCGGCTGATGAGGCCATTAAGATCAGAGTCTAGATCTGACCCTTGTATCTCTGGTAGATACTGTCTGAGAGTCGCAGCAGATACAAGGGCCATCAGATCACCTAGCTATAGTCTCTAGCAAGATCACAAAGAACATTCACTGAGATTTGACCATCAACACCAGAGTTAGCATGTCCGACTCGGATCTTGATTGCGTCACCAGCTGCAAAGTCTAGCTCGTCAGCATTTGCCAAAGTCAACGACTCAACAACACCGACAGCAAAGCTGCTGCTGTCTGTGGCTCTCGATGCGAAAGTGGTTGTTCCTGCTCGATTTTGAACTGAAAGCGTTAAGTAATTGGTACTGTTAGCTGTAATTGCATTGGCGCAAAGTCTAACCTCTTTTACTTGTAGCCCAACAGGACAAACCAAGAAACAATCGATCGCTGAGCCGGCTGTAATATCCAGATAAGCATTTAATATAATCGGCATTTTATACTCCTATATCGCTATATTGTAATGATAAGCTACATTCTTGGTTGCTGTGGCATCTGGGGAATCAAAGACTCCTCTCATGGTCGCTACAACCTGAATAACACCGCTCTTAATATCCTTATCGGTCTCAATGGTGATTCTGCGTCTTACATAGTTGTAATAGCTGTCACGATTGACGATCAGATAACCGGTCTTTGTCTTTGTTACATTGTCAAAGAGTCCGTTTGTGTTCATGTCAGCGCCCATGAATCGACTCATGATGATCGGCATACCTGCCAATGATGCGATCTGTCCGCTCAATACAGTTGCTTGAGGCCCGAACTTGTCCAAGGTAGCCACCTCAGTAAGATCAAGGAAGTTAGCAAGAACAGCTTCTGGTGATGCAATGATGATTTTGTTACCCATTGCAAGCTCGCCCATCTTAGACGATACAGCTAGAAAGTTAGCAAAGTTAAAAGCGCTGTTGTCGCCTGTTCCTTTGTCCAAAGCAGCGGCCCGAAGCCCCAAGAAGGTGCGTCTATGATCGCTCGCAGTTCCGAGGCCCGAAGCGCCCCATCTTTCACGAATATTCCATGAGGCGAGGCCTGTGTCCTGATGAGTGCCCGCTGTATCACCGTTAATCATACAGTCTTCATAAGCATCTTCAAGATCTTGAGCTACCTGTCGAGTCATAGCTGGGATGATTGCGAATGCTGAGTCTTCGCCCGCTGCATCGTCAATGTTCATCAATACCGCTAAGCCTTTAGCTCTGATGGTCTTCTGCGCTGTCTCAATGGTTGAAGCAGTGTAAGAAGCCAGATCATCTGTAGCGGCCCCTTTAATATAAGGACGTCCACCGCGGCTTAACTTGGGTACGAGCAAAGTCTCGCGATCCATTTGCACATCAGCAAACAAAGAACGCAGTCCGCGAGGTATAGAAAAAGTTTGATAGAGCTGATTTGAAAATTCGTCAGGGATCCACTCGCTTCCGACACCTGCGGAGTCACTAAAAATTTTCTCTACAGCAGGCTTCATGAATGAAGGCGCCTTCTGAAGGTGGTTGTAAAGCTTCATGTCAGCTTTAGGAGTAGACGCATCGCGCATAATGCCCCTAACCAATGAGCGCTCTTGTGCCATTTTGCACAGATCAGCATGCCATTCGTTAGCATAGGTATCCGCATCAAGCAAGCCCTTTTCTTCTACTGTTACGCGTCCACGACCAGAGATCTCTTTTCTAGAGGTTCCGTTTGTCCAGCGCACACCGTCTTCATTCATAAACTGCTTGAGCGCAAAGTCGCCGCCGCTGATTTCAGGTGTGACGGTTCGCTCTTGACCTTCCGCCATGAGCTGCTGAGCTTTCTTTAGGTCTTTGACCTGCTGCTCAAAATTTGTCATGCGGTCTTCTGATTCTCGCTGATGCTTGACCAGTCCCGCAACAAGGCGCTTAGCCTCTTCGATCTTGTGGTTAGACATGTTATGTCCTCCTTATGGTTTTATATGACCTGAGCAAACAGCTCAGCGATTTTATCAATATCAGTTTTAAAATTTTTTCGCTTGTCGTCGTCTTCACTGTCCTCATCGTCACCGTATGCTTTGGGCATATCTTCTGTTGAGTCCTCTTCACTGTCTTCGAGGTCTTTCTCCTCGTCCTCTTCGTCCTCTTCTTTACTGCGATCAAGCGCCTCTTGTTCCATATCCTCCATATCGTCCATTTCTTCTTTAGCCTTGGCAAAGGAGATCACGATCTTATCGTCCTCCTCACTGATCTCTAAGATGTGCTTGATGCGCATTTCAGGCAGAGTAAGAAGCTCGGAGCGGATCATATTGCGGATCTCGTGGAGCATACTGCTTTTGAATTCAGAAAATTCCTTTTGTGTAATCATTGTGGCCTCAGCATTTGCGGGTATTGTAACGATCGATACTTCGAGCAGTTCAGCGCTCTTAAAAAACTGGCCGCTCTTGCCATAATAGGGACTGTCTTTGGACAGTTCTGCTCTAAGCGCACTCTGTAAAGGTTGAAAGCCTACAGAAACAGCATTCATAAAGCCCTTTTGGGTCTTCCTTGCAACCTCGGCAGCTCGTGGATCGTCCATGTCAAACTCAACATCAATAACAAGCTGATCGTTCTTGACCTCGACCTTTCCGCGGGCTATTGGCAGCTGTGAGCTATCGTGGTTCAAAAGAACTATTGGATTTCGGCGGTATGCATCTAATGACCACCCCGACTGATTCACGATGTCACCATAGCGATCAGGGGTAGCGGTTGACGCAACAAATGAGACTTTAGAAGGCTCAGCTTCTGCGGTCTGCTCTTGTCTTTTGACTATGTAATGTACTTTATTCATACGATCCTCAGTCTTATATACTATAAAAATCCAAATATTACAAGAATGATATTTATTTTGAGTTTTTTTTATATATAAACTTGCAATGTATAAAATACTGATTAATAATAGAGTATAACCAATGAGCAACAGGAGCTTAAAATGACAATAGAATATGAGATCTTAATATGGCCAAATAGCCCAGATGAAAATATGATGTATTTTGATATTGTACCAAAATCAACAAAACCACATCTTGAAGCTTTATCCTTTTTCAAAAGTAGCCATGAAGAAGCTGTTCAGGATGGTAGGGATCCTGATGAGATGCCTTACATATCAGTAAAAAAGCACATCACAAAAGACAATGACTACTGGGGCGAGGTTTACGAATACGGAGAAGGATGTACCGGTTTTGACGGTAGCTTTGAGGATTTACCTAAATATGTACAGAAGCAAATTGCTCCTCTGGTAGCATATGAAAAATATATTGAAAATAACTAAACTCAACAATCAACCAGCCCCCGAAAGGGGGCGCCACCCAACAGGAGAACACCATGAACAACCTATATCAAGCCCTCAATACATTTATGAACGAGGCAGACACAGCATATCAATCACACAATCACCCTGAGCTTAACGAGGCATTTGATCACCTCAATGCTCTGTATGAAAGACTTAGCGACGAGGCCGATCAGACAACGACAGCACCAACAAAGCTGGTTTTGATCACCTATCAGAGCTACAAAGAAGAGGCTATACCCTACAGCATAGAGGCGCTTGAATTTGTAGCTGCTCATCACGATTGCATTGACAACATCAGAATAGTCGAGTTAAGAAACCTCTAATAAAATTTGTTTACATGCGATCGGGCAGTGGGTCGAGAAGGATTGTCGCTGTCTGGTCGTATTGTTACAGGTCTGTCTTACCATCAATAACGGGGATAATAGTGCACCGGCAGTTAACATCGAGCGACGGATCACCGAAGTTAGCCGGTGAAGCGCTAGTATATCCTTCGCTCTCAAACTCCTCATTGACTCCAACGACCACACCATCAAGCTCCGCGTGTGCCGCTCTCACTTTTGCATCCCTTGAGCTGAGCCACTGCTTTTGAATGTTGATCCCTGCTGTAGCTGCTTGTCGATAGGCTTGATCCGTTGAGGCATTGAGCGCTTTGGTGCTTTCGGTTCTTGCTATTGCTAACGCTCTACTGTCTGAGAATATTCTGCTTTTGGTTAGGTCGTCGGTTATTTGCGCAAGGCTTGCGGCTATATCTGGCACACTTGCGCCCGATGTTAGGCCCCGCTGAATGATTGACTCTACACTGCTGATCGTGGTGTTCGTCATTTCTTTTGCTGCTTTATTCGACAGCTGCACAGCAAGATCACGACGACCGAAGACCAGATCAAGCGGTCTAGCCACATCCGCAATTCGGAAGACCCGATCCAGCTCTGCATTACCTGTGAGCATAAACCACTTAACAAACTCACCCTGATAACCTTGTTTCAGCAGTCTTAACTCTTCCGCTTTCTGCGCCCGTACTACATCAAGCAAGCCCTGCTCGCTGTTCTCTTCGACTATTCGCACAAAGCGCCTCTTTGCGCCCCTTAAATAGCCATTTACACGCCTTTTAATACCCTCTTCTGCTTTGCGCTGTGATCGCTCAACCCAAGCATGCCACATGTCCGCCCGCTCTTCTGGCGTAAATGATCGATCCTCCTTGTCGAGTTTGCGCTTTAGCTCGTTGAGAACCTGCTTCATTCTACTCTCACCGATCACGCTTACCCCGTACCATTTGACCTGAGCCACAAGGCCCGCAACGGTAGACAGATTGATCGGGTGATCCTTGTCTCTGAATTGTGCCCCGTCGCCCTCATGTCTAGCGATCCAAGCTTCTCTAAGCCTTATAGCGTTCTCTTCTGATTCCGATGTGGGGACACCGTTGTTCTTTACTATTGGCGTGAGTCTTCTGTACTGGTCATTGCCTCGTATGTTGCCACCAGCCCGCCAGATCTTCGGGTGCTCCTCTTTGAGCTTTGCCGCATAAGCAGGATCAAACAATTTCCATTGTGAGCTTCTAAGGCTGACCTTGAGATCGTCGCCTCGCTTGGGGAAATTGGTTATCTCAGAATTTTTTTTTTCGGTTGAAGACTCAGGTAAACAGGCGACAAAGCTGGAGCATCTTGCCCGAGCTTGTCGTAGTATCTTGAGATCACACGATATGCCCGCTCACGCTCTTCTTCAGTGATTGCAAGCCTGCCCTCTGCGCCATTGAGGAGATCGACGGCCCGGCTGAGCAGATCCTGATAGACCACAAGACGCCCCTCTTCAGGTGCTGCGTTTGTGGGGTCTTGTGGGTCTTCTCGTCTTGCAATAAGCAACAAATAACCGTCGAGCATTTGATCCTGCTCTGGATTATAGAGCGCATGTGCTTCTCTGTATCGCTCCCAATTTGGAGGAGAACCAAGAACAGATCGCCTGATGTCCTCGTGGCTTTGTTGCTGTGGATTACCTGCGTCTTTGCTCACTGCCAGATCTGCATATTCGGGATCATAGATTCGAGTCTCGATCAGCAGATGATCAAACAGGCGGGCATTCTCATCTTCCTCCTGCCCGATGTCGGCCGGATCAGGTTGCACGCTTGGAAAATCAAGACCTTCTGCGGCATATGCTGCTTGTGGATCTATACCGTTGAGGATGTGCATTTGCACCCTGTTGAGCTGTTCTGTTCTCACGCTTTGCAAAGCTTCTACCCCGCTGTAATCGTGCTCTATCCTGTAATCAGGGTTAAAGCGTTGAGCGATCAAGGTCAACAGCTCGCCGAACTGCTTACCCTTCTTGATTTGAACAGTCCAATAGTTGATCGCTTGTTGTCGCCCAAGGGCATAATTTGCACTAGGGAGGCCCAATATCGTAGGCGGCACACCCATCACCGCAGATATTGACTCTCTGGCCATGCGTCTCGATGCTTCG